TCATTCCCATTTATTTAATTCACATTTCTTATCATCTTGTCTTAACAGCGTGGAGAGAGGACACCCACATACATCACACTTCATACCCTCTACCTCTTTCAGTGTGTAGTCAGGCATGAATTGTTGGTAAGTACCCTTCACAGCATGAGGACACTGAGCGCATATTTGCGCCCGTTCCTTTGCTTTTGTTTCTGTTTCAGGGTTAGGAAATAGGTAGTTATCCCAACCCTTAAGTATTGCTTTTAACTTTATCATATTTGTTGGATTGGTAAGAAATTCATATTGTTACTTGCAATTATCCCCCTTCTAACCATACCTTCACTAGTGCCATCTGTTGCACCTTCATAGGCTCCTTGTGCTGATCCCTCTCGTGCTCCTTGATACGCACCCTCCTGAGTACCTTCCAATGCTCCCTGCTGTGTGCCTTGTAATGCTCCTGCTCTTACTGCCTCCGTTAGTTCTGTAAGGTCTATATGAGTGCTAACCTTTGCCTGCCTTACTATATCCCCTTGGGCAAAATAGAAAGGGTTACGCCCTCCATGCCTTGTGGAATTATTGATAAGCTCAAGAATAGGGAAGTATCGTGCTGTTGCCCTTTTATTGACTACATATTCTCCTCCCTCCATTTCGTAGCCTCCAACGCCTGCCACAGAGAAAGGAACTCCACCCTCTGCATGACTCCTACCACTAACAGGACCACCCTCTGCATATTTAACCGTTGTTGTCATTATCTTATTGACATTCATAAATCCCATAGCCCCTGTTATACCTGCCATGATTGCGTTATAAGGGGGAGGGTATGCTGATAGTGCCTTGGTAATACCTAAGTACGTGTTAATCGTAGCCTCTGCTATAGCGGCTGCCTTTCCTACGGCTGTATGCTCTCCAAAGAGTTGCTTTGCTTGTCCAAAGGTAGTACTTGCTAATTGCATCTTTCCCTCCTCTACCTTCTTGCGGTGCTCTAATATCTCAAGGTCGTGTTTTCTCTCTGTATTAGCTCTCATTACTTGGTATTGGTCTTCTGCTATCTTCTTATCTGCGAGGAGCTGCTCAATGCCTTGCATCTCCTGAGTGTGTCGCTGGCTCATCTGCTCTGCCTCTATATCCCATTGGTGCGCTCCCTCTTCTTGCAAGGTGAGTAGTCTCTCCTGAAACTCCAATGATAATCGCTCCTTCTCGTCTTCTCGTTGCTGCTGCTTGAATTGCTTATCCAATTCCAACCCTTTGGTATCATGTTCCTGCTTGAGTTGCAACAATGCCAACTCATGTGCCTGCTGCTGTGCATAATCCCATTGATTTGCTTCCTCCTTGAGTTGCTTCTCCTTCTCCAATGCCTCCACCTTCATCTGATAGATAGCCGCTTGCCGCTGTTGCTCTTGTGTTACTATCTCTGCTGTTAGTCTTCCTTCTTTAGCTATCTTAGATTGGTTCATCTGCTCGTATATAGCCAGCTCCTGCTGTACAGCATTAACAGATAAATCAACCTTTGTCTTTGCAAAATCCTGCTCCAGCTTTCTCTTCTGTGTCTCGTACTCCCTACGGCTTACAAGTCCTTTCTTGCGTTCCTCCTCAAGTACAGCTAACCTATCATTCATACCTTTCTCCTCTATCTGTAATCGCTCCTGTAAGGATTTAGCCACAGCGGAATTACTCTCTACATACACATCAATTGCCTGCTTCTCTGCAGCTAATCGCTCCTTGAGCATCTCCATATATCGCTTATTAGCCTCCTCTCTCTGCTTCTTCTGCTCATCAAGCATTGCCTTATGTATCGTATTCACCTTATTATTCTGTGTCGTTTCTGCTTCCAACATTGCAGCCGTCTTTTCAGCTAATTCCGCTTTCTTACGAGCCAACTCCGCCCTATCTGCATCGCTTGTGTCATTGCTGGCAAACTTGAGATTTAACAACTCTTGCTCTAATCCATTGCGCTCCCTTGCTAATGTATTGATGCTTCTCTGTATCTCTATACTTTTCCTTGCCGCTTCCTCTCTTTCTTGAAATGTCTTTGTGGTGTCCTCTGCTATCTTGTTCTGCTCCTTGAATTGCTGTTTAAGGAGTGCTGTTTGTTCTATAAAGTCAGCTTCTGAAGCTGATAGTTTTTGATTTATTTCCTCTATCCTTGCTCCTCGCTCCAGTGCTTCATTGATGGTATCTTTCATCTCCTTGCCCATCTGCTTCATTGACTCTATGGACTTCTTAACCTCTCCGGTCAAGTCTTTAACTCCTGTTACTGTCTGTAGAGCGCCTTCACCTACCTGCTTGAATCCTTCCTTTATATCTCCTGTAAGGATACTACCTAATCCCTTGAATACATTCACCACCCCATTGATACGATTCATTACTTGCCCTTCTATGAATTTTAACAAATCTTCAAGCACCCTCTTAGGGCTGGTAAAAGCCTCTACCAATGCCTTTCCCATATTCTGAGCTACACCCCATAGGGTTTGAAATACTACCTTTAAAGGAGTGGTTACCCTCGCAACCTTATCTATCCCTTCCTGAGTGCTCGTGAGATACGCCACTAAGCTACCAAGTAGCACAATAATAGCACCTATCCCAGTGCTAATAAGCGCCCCCCTGAATATCTTCATTGCTAAAGAGCTTTTTGTTGTTGCTGCCGCAGTGGCATTCATCGCTTTGGCTGAAAGGGTATTATGGTTGATGAAGTTAAGGATAATAGTGGATAGCCCTGACATCTTATCTTTCATTGCTTGCAACTCCCCTATAATCCCATTGATGGACACACCAAAAGAATTATTATCACCCAAAGCATCTAATATTGCCTGCTTATAATTACCGACCTCTACTTGTGTATTCCCTATGCTCTTCTGTAGCTCCTTATACGCTTTATCCTGCTCTTGTATAGTAGCTAACAAGGCTTTGCCCTCTGCACTTTCTCTTTGCTCTGCTGACAATTCCGAGTATATCTTTTTGTTTTGAGAAAGGGCCGCAGACAATTCACGAATAGACCCAGTAAGTGTATTATTTGCCTGCATAGCTTTGTCATTAGCTGCTACATTTGCCTGCATAATACTCTCATAAGTACGCAAATCCTTTTGAGTTTCCTTTTGTATAGCTGTGAGTTGTGATAGTTGTTGCGTATATTCCTCCACTGAAATATTTCCCTCTGCAAAATTCTTCTTGAGGTTTTTCATCTCCTCAGCTATCTCCATGAGTCGCTTGCGAGTCTCTCCCGCCTTCTTAGTAACCTCATCTATATCTATGTCTAATTGTGCGATTGTTGTTGCCATACGCTTACTTTATTGGTTCTATCTTAATTAATTCCACCACTGCAAGGGTGTTTGTCTTAAAGGTGATTTTGTTTGGTAAAAAATACCCTGCTAATTGTTTGAGGTAAATGCGTTTGAAAAAGTTAAATTCGTATATATCCAAGGCATTAAGATTCATCTCGCATGTATATACTCGCATGTGATTAAGAATGTCATTAAAGCCACTGTAATAGTTCTGAAGAAGGTTGTTCCATCGTAAATCCCAAAAGTCCGCCCTGCTTACTGGGAAAGTAAATGCTTCTGAATTTATATTACCTCCCTTTATCACTCCTTTGGCTGGAGGAAATTCCCAATCAATGCTATTATCGTAATTCTCCACATTGAATATATGAAAGCGACCGTCCTTTGCCTTATAGATGGTCTCTATTGTCTTTTGTCCTCCATCCTCTTTCTCCTTCAATTCCTTTTCCCAAAAGTAGAAATCATTCAAGGGAATGTTAATGCGACCAGTGTTTAATGTGCTTTTTAGGACAGTGTTTAATGTCTTATCATTATCCACACCTGCAAAGAATTTCCCCTCCCTCTCCTTCTTGAAAGTAAGCAAGTCGTCATCTACCACCAGCACCCCGTCCGCTTTCAATTGGTTGAGTACCTGCTCATCATATTTTTTATACTTGAAGTGGTTACGCCTTGCATAAGAGGATGTAGGAGCGTGAAACTCCAAATTGGTAACCCTTACAAACTTTTCTGACCAATCCAATATAGGAGCATCATTCAGCCTTTCATCAAGCGTGTAAAAATGCTGTACTTCATTATCAATGCTTAACTTCATAGGTGTAAGCCCAAACATTATCAGTAATTCCTTGAAAAGGTCTAACATTGAGAGTTCAGATACCAAGTGGTTAAGAAACTGCCTCGATGTCTGCTCTATTTTGAAACTCAAATCATGTGTGGCTAATTCTCTGTCTTTAACGTTTTTCGCTTCAGCTAACAGCCTTATATATATCTTATCATTAGGAGCAAAATAATCAGGTATTCTTATAGCAAAATTCCAACCACTACCTGAATGGTTATGCTGTGTTACATACCCTCCAACTCCTCCTCGTGTGGAACAAATAGGAGTAGTGTCGTCATTCTTGTATATTTCCACATAAGACATAATGCTTTTATCTGCTGTCCCTTGTGTCCTGCCTGACAGCACTAAATCCCATGTACCTGATTTATCCGCTGGTATCTGATAGATATAGTCCTTATCTTGCTTTTTTCTAAAATACGTTGGGCTGCTATATGAGTTCATTGTCAAATACAACTCTCCCTGCCTATCTGATATTTCTTTTACTAATGTAGTTTCATTTGTTTTACCCGCTTGTGTAAGGCTTACTAATGTACCCGCTGGGGCGTTCTCATTAATCACCTGAGAGGTGGTTATAAACAATGTTTTAAATGTACCCGTGTTAAAAAAACTCCCTTCAAACGTATGCCCTGACATCCGCTGTACCTCCTTAAATATCCAAGGCACATGTATAGCAGGAGGGGCGTAATAGAAGTTGTAAGATTTTAATCCTAATACATCCGTAAATCCCCTATGTAATGTATCTCCTCCATACTCCGCTACAGGATATAGAAAGCCATCGTCAAAAGGTTCATTACTTGCAAGTATATACCTTTCATAATTTCTAAAAGTCTTTTCTATTACCTCCTTTGTCTTATTATGGTTCAGCTTGTCCCCAATCACATCAGACAGTTTATAAAGGTTCAACCAGTGGTATATATCCTTCGTGCTTTCATGAAAGGCAAATTTATAGGTATCATTCTGCACTCCCATAAGATAACCCTTAGCATTTCTTACTATCGGAATACCATCAACGAGTAATTCTACATCAAATGCCCTTTGTGGTCTATCACTTACACTCCCTACCATACCCGCCAATTCAAATATTTCATTGTTGGTGCTACTCATAGGGAGGTACATCACATCCGAGCAGGAGAATTGCCGTGTGTCAAAAGAAAAGAAATCAGCACACTGCATATTCCAAGTAAACTCATCATTGAGCAAATCAGCTTCTTTGTTATCAATTATCAATCGTATCATTTCTTTGTCATTATTTGTTGAAATCTGTTATCTATATTCTGCCTTACTGTTCTATAATAAAGGGTGTAAAATACCACCTCATAAGGCAAAGCCTCTACTTGTTCATACCTCAATATATCCCCTTGTGCCAATGTGTCTATGATAGCCAAATCCTTGAAGGGTTGCAACTGCTCCACTCCTGCCTGCTGTAATTGAGTTTCGTAAGGGCTTGGTTCTCCTTGTAGTGCTTTTTGCTCTTGCTCAAGCACTCGTTGTACTTCATTCGTTAGGTGCTTGATGCAAGCGTAAAAGCGATACACATTCATTCTCGCTGGGTTCTTTATCTTATATACCAATCTGAAAGCCTCTATCACTTGAGAAAGCTCCCCACTGCCTAATAGGTCAATCACCGCTCGCACCTCTCCCCATTTTAGTTCTGTTAATCGCTCTACCCCATGCTTTTTCTTCCATCTCCAAAATCCTCGATAAAAGAAAGGCAAAGGCTTAACCACCTCCAGTAATAGGGTAGTTTCCCTTTGCCTTTCGGCTGGCATGAGTAAATATTGTAGTAATGTCATCTGAATATTGGTCTGAATGTTTTCTTTGGTTTCAAGTCAAAATACTCTCTCATCAGTAGCATGTCCCTATAATCAGGACTTCGTCCTATGTGCTGCTTCACTGTATCCTTGTTAATCACAGATAGCCGCTGTCCGTCCTTGTTATCGCTCTTTATCTGTTCCAACTCTTCTATAATACGCTCCCTTGTCTTCTCTGATAATTCAGCACTAATATATATGCCATTGTTATTGATTCGCTCAGCTAACTTATATAAACATTGTGTTTGCAGGTTCTTATAGTTGGTAGCTTGTCCATTCTCCTCAATCGGGGATCCATTGTTTTTAAAGCCAATGATACCTGTATTATCAACTACACCACCACCCACACCATCCTCATCAGCGATACAATTCCCCTTGGGTATGTTGTGTTTCATTCTAAGGGTGTGTATAAGCCCTTGTACATCTGTCATTGCTGATATATCCAATGAGTGTATTTCTATCAGCTCCCAGCCTCTCCACACGCCTATAACACATAAGTCAGAGCCAAATCGTGCAATATCCGCTGTTAGGTATGTTTCCTTATCTGTGATAATTTGGTCATTCTCAAATATAGCCAGTATCTTATCATAATCACAAAGAGCCGTTGGGTCATCATCATATTCCCATAGTCCGTGTAATAGCCGCTGCTTCTCAGCTCCCCTCAATGTACGTTCCAAGTTCTCAATATATGCCTTGGGTAACATCTTATTATCATATGGCAATGCTTGTATGAATGCTTTCCATTGCTCCAATGTACCCGCTTTGTAAGGTTGGTAGAAATTCTTATATAGAAAATTCTTAGATGGGTTAGCTGTGATAAGTAGTTTCCCTTTCAGGTTGTACTCCTTGTTCTTCCAACGCCCTATTGATATTTTGAGGTTCGAATAACTATCATAATCAAACTCTCCTCCTTCTTCTATCCAACCTCGTGTAAATTGCATTGAACCAAATCGCTGGTATTGTGGGTCGCTTGGTAAGTACCTACAATCTAACAACAATACTCGTGAGTCATTATGTAATTCAAAATAATTATCCTGCCCATTATACTTGTATGATTTTTGTGGTATTCCCCATCCATTAAGCACCTCATAAATGCTTGGTATGGTAAATCGTCTCAAGTCATTCAACTGCTTACGAGCGATAAAGTATTGTGTGTTTGGGTACATAAAAGCATCGGCAAATATTAACGAGCAACCAATAAAAGACTTTCCTCCTCCCTTGGCTCCTCCATATAGCACCTCATCAATATCATCATTAGCCCACACTTTGCCACATTCTTTTTGTTTGCTATTACCATTGCTGTTAAACTCAAGTACTACATTACGCATAGGTGATTATTTGATTATTATTCCTGTTACTTGGAAAGGCTGTAAGTCTTTGCCATCCTTACCCATTACCTCCTGCTTTATTGGAGCCTCCCATCCCTCCATTTTAGCCAATTGAGTGGCTGCTGAGATACGCTCTCTGTAGGAGGGGAAAAACTTCTCTCCATCAATCTCTCTACCCTTGCCCCTGACCACATCTGATAAGAACTTGAGGACATCAATCTTTTGCATTACATCCTTTTTTCTCTCCTCTACCTCTGTACTTATCACCTGCTTTGCTACCTCTTCATTAATTGATTTTTGCCACTCTTGTAGTTGTTTTTGAGCTTGTTTCCAGTCCTTACTGAATGTTTTTTCTGTTTTACTGAACTTTGCTGAATATTTACTGAACATTTCCCCAAACGACAATAGAGGAGACTTTTTGAGTTCCTCTAACATCCATTGTTGTCTATGTCGTGGGGTGTTATTCATATTTCTGAGTAAGGTTTTTTTATCTTTTCACATAGTTGTCTCATTTCCTTGCATAAAGGATATAAATACTTTATTTTTCCTTTTGTTACATATTCAGTTGCATTCTTATCTAAATACTTTAGTATGAACTCTTTGATTGATAGTTTTTTCAATCCTCCTTTTGATTTTATTATATCAAATAATCTACGTCCATGAATACGTTTTCCTTTGATTATCCAACTACCATCTGTTTTATTTTCCAGTCTTTTCCCTACAAAATACCAGTTTGTTGCTTGATATATTATTCCTTTATGAGATTGATCAATGTCTGCATAAGAGACTATCATTTTACACAAGGGAACATCTTGTTTCACTTTTTTGATTGCTTTTGCCAATACTTGTGATGTAGTTTCTTGTTTGCCATTAAGTGCCATTCTTACAAGTTCTATAATTTGCCCTTGTTTTAGATTATATTCTGAACCTATTCTATTATTAGCACCTTTTCCAAATACCACACACCCACACCACTCATCATTGTTGTTAAAAACAGAATAAGCAAATGTATTTACTGGTACTGATTTTGCATAATGAAAATTTAAGCAACTATATTTAATTGCCTTGTTGCTTGCTAATTCTAATCTCATAATTCTCCACAGCTTACAGAATAGTAAGCACCCTTGTATTTCCTATCTATTAATTCTATAATGTCAGTTTCTGCCTTTTGCAGCTGTTCAGCATTTTCAAAAGTAATCTTTATAATTGCGGGTTTGTTTCTTGGGTCTTCTATAAGTTCATCTTCATTAAAACTATCATCTGAATAGTCTATACTCTTTTCCTCTATCTCAATCCCCAGTTCCTCTAACTCAATCCCATATTCCTCTGCTACTGCTTCCACCTCCTCAAGGTCAAGGTTGTAGTTCTGGTGTGCTGTGGTGTTTGCCAATATCTGTGCCTTGTAGTAGGTATCTGTGTCATCTTGTATGTCATTGCGAACAATTACAGGATATTCGTTTTCTGCAAGTGTTATCTCTTTTGGTACAAGTCCTTTCTCGTCAAATTTTTCCTTTCGAGCGTGTCCTGATATAATCGTTCCTTGCTTGGTTACCGATATACTCTCAATCACTCCCACCTCGTCAATAGATGTGCCGAGTAACTGCATTCCTTTCTCCGTGTGCTTATTTGTATTTCTCTTACTGGGTCTTATACGTATCATATTGGATATATAATTTTCTCGAATTATTGTATATAATTTTTATTCTGCGTTTTTGGTCTCCCTTTCTATCACCTCCTTGAACTCCTCAAAGGAATAGCATACGGTGTAAGGATGTCCCAGTGTGATTGCTTTATCTTGGAATGCTTTTTGATTTTCTGTTTGACGATTGCCCTTAACTTTCATTTCAATATACAAGCTCTTTCCTTGTGGAAGTAGTACCACTAAATCAGCTACCCCTGCCAGCACTCCCTCTGCTTTCAATCGTTGCGCTTCTCTTACATTGCGACTACCTCCATTAGGTACAGCGTATATAATGAGGTCAGGATATTGTAATCTAAACCACTTGACACAAGCTGTTTGAAGGACACTTTCTTTCTGCATGATGATCTGTTAATTATTCATAGTGCAAAGATACAAAATATATTTCAATTACAAGCAAATTTTTTAATGTAACTAATTGAAAATAAGCGTGTTTGCAGGTGTAAAATACACTTGCAAAACACGCTTACATTTTACATTGTCATTTGTTAATTACTCGTAAAACACGGCCTTTCCTAACTCCTTAGCTACAGCATGCTCAATTCTTGCTCCTTGGCTATCCTCCCAACCTTGTAGCATATAGATACCCTCACACTGGAGTAGGTCTATTATATCCTTTGCCATATGCTCCTCCCATGGAGCTATTTCAGAAAGTCCGTTACAGAGAGGATTGACAACCTCGTGACCTAATGCTCGGAGGGTGGTGGCTACCTTGTCAAATAAGCAACGTACATAGTCAAGGCCTGTGCCACTGATTTTGCCCGATAGGTATATCTTCATAGTTGTTCGTTTTTATAGGTTCGTATGAGTGCTTTTACAAGTGCTTCACGGGCTTCCTCATAAGTCTCTCGACTAAGTATACAAATTATATCCCCATTGTTATCACGTATTTCTGCTTCAAAATACTTAACACCCTCAAGTAAATCATCAACAATACAAATACTATGAAACATACCCTTTTCCCTGAACCACTCAAAGACTTGTTCCCAAGTGGGGATTGAAGCGTAAAAACCTTTCCTGTTGTAGTTGTCTAACTCAACATCACCAATAGGAAGAATGTAATCTAAAGGTATATCTTCAGAGATGCTAAATTTAAATGTGATATCAGCTGAGAAAAAATAAAACATAGTCTTTTTGTTAAACCCTATTTCTTTTAGTTTTATGGCTATATCCAAAGGGACAAGCCAAGAGGGGTAGTTGTTATTTTTCATCTTTGATAAATTTACCGTTAATCATTTTTCCTGTTCTGTTTTTGATTTCGTTGTAGGCGATGTTTAGGCACTCTTCAAGGGTGGCATTCTCTAATAGGGCAATCTCATGGAGACTATATGCAATACTAAATACCCTAATTTCGCTTGGTTCAGATAGTTTTTTCACCTTCATTCCTCATATTAATACTTATCAATCTACCTAAAGATTTATAAACTTCTATAACGCGTGTGATGATGTCAAGTTCTGGAAAGGATAGTTCAACCGCTTGCTTAATCTTCTTTATAACATCCAATTCTATAAAGTAACAGTAGTTAATGAGGCAAATCATAGTATCACCTATCGCATCTTGGATAGCTGGTTTATCATTGTCATAACATGCCTTGATGAGTTCCCCAACCTCCTCGTGTGTCTTAAGGAGTTGGTCAAATGGGGTGCTTTTGTCAAATATCCCCCTTTCTTTTGCCCACTCTTGGATAAGTGGGACGAGTTCTTG